ATCCATCAGTAGAGTTCTACGAGGGAGAGAATAAGGTGTTATAATGTAAATGGGGTATTCGGCTTAACAAGGTCGAATACCCCATTTTAAAATATATACAATTAAAACGGACTTTGCGAACGTCGCACACGTCCACTCCGCCTGTTTATAGTAGCCGTAATCTTGTCTGTTATATCTTCCAACCTTTGCGCCCACAGTACTTTATTTTCAGGCATTGTAATGCCTACCCAATCACTTAGCACGCTACAAATCAAATATTCGTGTATAAGATGAACCAAATATTCTAAAGACGTGCGAGAGAACGTTGTAGGCACTTTCATATCTATAATGTAGTTCTTAGGGTCTGCAAATGCATCGTCCAAATGCTCACCACCTACAATATCTGTGTGTGTATAAGCATACAGCAGCTCTATGCACTCCTGATGAGCCAATCGCAGAACACGTAATACCCTATCCAAGTTTTCGTCCTGCACAATATCCTTAAGCTCTTGCTTTGCGTTTGTATTGTCCGAAGCAGATACTTCGCTTTGCACCCAGCTATTGTTACTAATGTCGTGCAACAGCTCATCACGCTTAAACAGCAGGCTTACTTGTAACTGTTCTCTGTCGCTTGCCAACTTTGTAAACTGACAATACCCACCATCACATTTTAATTCCATATATTAACCTCCTTTATATTAAAACCTTGTGCCACGTCTATGGCGAGTGCGTTTGCTCATAGCCTCGTAAATCTGTGGCAACAGACCCTCCGCCATCTTGTAATAGGCATTTGCTTCGTCCGCATTTGTCTTTAGATACCAATTACCAATAGCATAATTCACAATATAGTCGTGCAAACCAGCTGAAATGAAGTCTATAGAAGACACACTAAAGTTATATGGCATACTAAAAACAAATACATATCCTTTGTCTACAGAACGCTTAACATCGTTCTTAAGACTGTTGTTTATTTCCTCCACTTCCTCATAGTTATATATATACTTGCCTAAATGAGTGCGTAGCTTTGCAATAGCACTCTGTATGCTTCTATACAGTTCGTTCTCACATTCCTCCGAACTATCTGTGATTGCATCGGCTGCTTCCTCATACTTGTCTCCACTCATAGCCGTACGATTTGCAAGATATGTCTTTGTGGCTATGTCATAGAACAGCTCACCAATCTTTATTGTAATTTTAATTTCTGTCTTTGCCATATTCTTTGTTATTCAAAATTAGCTTTTGTAGGTGCAAACTTCATACACAGCTTGCGTCTTATGCCCTTTATAAAGTCATTGTAGTTTGCAAAGTAATATTCGCAACGTTCCTTGTCTGTCAATTCAAACCACTTGCACAGAATGAAATTCACAAAACAACTAAACAAATCCTTTTGCAATACTGTCTTCCTTTGTGCTACATCGCTCAAAGGCTGTATTATAAATGTGGCATCGTTACTTTTATCGTTTGACACAATATCCTTTATAAAGCGTTGCAACTCGCCAGCCACCTTTCCACAACAGTCCTCCCAATACCTATCCAATAGTTCATTATCACTATCCGTAATAGCTATGCGAGTATAAGTATCCGCTTGTCCGTCCTGCTCTTTAAAGCTCTTTGCGCCAACGTAGCCACTAATCCTCGCCACTTCGTTGTAAACGTCTTTCCTCTTTATATCTAATTCAATATTTGTTATCATACCTGCAAACTTAATTATAATACCTTTTAATCATTAGTTATTCATTAACGCAACTGATTATTAAACCTGCCACGCAACGATACACTTGCATTGCTCAAACTTTGCGACGTTGTAAGGCTGCCAAAGCCTACAATGCGAAAGTATTTGTAAGGCGACCCACTAAAGCCACGCAGATAGTGATTTTCAGAGGACCACACTATATTCCAGCTGTTAAGGTCTACAGAACCGTACAGCACCATTTTAACGCTACCATCATTAAAGTGTCCACGCTGAATGATACTCTCAACAGTCTTTAATACGTCAGGCACACCAAATTTTAGCGGACGTGTAACAAATAGAAATTTTGCATCGTTCCTATTCTCATATTCTGAAAGGTCTATTAAGCTACCATCGCTACACATAGTCAATGCCTGTGGGTATGAATTAACACCGTGAGTAATAGAACTCGTCATCATACCCCACATCTTCGTACGGAGCGAATATACATACGCATACGCCTTTGTGGGATTGTACAGCACAATACGTTGATGTGTGTAATCGAACACCATTCCACTATCTTGTATGTACTGTTTAAAAGGTATATAATCAAAGTGTTTATCTAACAGACCTGCCAACTTTATAATTTCAGATCCAAAGCGCAAAGAACCCATATTAAACGCATCTTCGCTCTCTAATACTTCTGTAATGCAGGTACTTTGAGAACCCGACAACATCATAACTCCTCGTGTCGTTGCAAACAGCACAGCACTATCTACTTGTGTTATGCTATCATTATCCACACACACGTCCCTTGTAATGGGCTGGCGTGCCGAATAAGCACCATTGGACATAACTTCCAAAGCCCACACGCCATCAGATGTGAAAGCATACAATGGAAACTGTCCAAACTGACCTTCTGAAAGAGCCTTTGCAGCAGTGGAGATACCATATACTTCACCAACACCGACTGTGGTAATGCCTAAAATAGGAAATACAAAGGGGTTGTTCACCTTTGAAGTGTATATCTTGTTAGCTATATTTACAGTTCTATTGGCACTTGTTGATACGATAGGAATATTAACGCCATTAAAGGCTTCTGTATCTAACTCTTTCATATCGCCCAGCCGTCTAAAATTACCAAACCAAAATGCACCGTTAAGCCCTATATGACTTTCGAGCGGTAGTTCAAAGTAGCGTTCCTTGCTTGCATTCCATTCGCCAAATTCCCAGTCCCCTTGTATGCGAATGATAGCCTTATAGGCATTTGCGTTTGGATAATAGAAGTAATAGATAGGCACATTACAGAATATATCCTTTGTGTCGCTTTCAACCACTATGTTGCGCCCACCTTGTTTAACGTATACATACGCACGCACCTTGCTCATCTTCTGTTCTGCAGCTTCTATGCCGTCAGAGTTTACAGCCGTATTTACAGCCGATGGATTAAAGCCACTAAACAGCTTCTTTGAAAGCCCAGTAAGATTTAAGCGTTGGTTGTACACAAACGAATATTTTGCAGTAAGTCTATCGTGGCTGTCGTAATCGTCTGCCATCGTCTGTCTATTCACAAGAGCCTTAAGGAAGTACTCATCAATGTCTATCTTCTTTCTAACTCCCGATGTTAGTTCTTCTATGTTAATGCTTTTGAGGAGATAGAAATCACGGCACGTCTTTACATTCTCTAATACTGTTTTAAATGGTACTTTTGGAATTTCAATACTCGCCTTAAAACCAACGTCCGCATATTGCGCACCGTCAGGCACATTAAACTTCTTCTTATAAGCTGTAATCCAGCTCCAATCGCTATATTTACCCTCCGCCTGCACTTCTTTTAAGTTGCAAACAGATTTTACAGTGGTCATATCAGATGACAGAACAGGCGTTATATTTAAATACTCTATGTCGCCACTTTGTTTGTATGTATATATAGGAGCTGAAATGTATACATCAACCGACTTAACGATATCTTTCCAGGTTTTAAGCTTCTCAATTACGCTTGCATCATCTGTTACGATGTAGTCTAAATCGCATACCATTCCAAACACACGGTAGCTTATTTGTGTTGTGGAAAAGAACACCTTATCCCCTGCCTTATAAAAGTTCATACCCTCTTCCATACATATAGGGCTGCATTCTGTAGACGGTATCATTAATATAGGCGCAGAGTGTTTCGTTAAGCTGCCGTCATATAAACGGTAAGCATATCGTACAAAGAATGGGTAGATAAATTTGCCGTTGCGTTCGTAATTTTCTGCTATAAACTTATTCACATACCCCAACACGTAATCTGTTATCTCTTTCTTTTCACTATCCCTAATCTTCAGGCGCAGCGTGGACTTGCCATTTAATCTATCATTCAAGAAGCCACCCCATTCAGCTTTACTTACTCCTTTGTCAAAATTCACAATTGAAACGTCCAGCTTGTCGCTCTGTTTCAATTCTCCTTGCAAGCCAAAGAGAAGAGATACATCAGGTATTTCACTACCTAATATTTTATAAGCGTTCCTTTCGCTCTCCCATAAAAGATATCGCACGCCTGATGTTGTAAGTAGAATTAATGTGTTTCCAACAGAAGATATGCGATACAAGCCATCATCTTTTAAATCGCAAAGTTCGTGAATGTCCGTTCCATTGACAGACCAATACAAATGCCCTCCCCTGTATAAGTTAGACTTGCTCGCAACGATAGAACCATTAGACGCAGCATTATAACCAACATCAACTATAATATAGTTTGTATACTTATCTCCACGATGCACATATAGTACCGTACTATCCTTACTACCCAATTTAAGCACTGTCTTAGCCTCCTGAATGCCCGAAAGGCTAATATTACCACCTGCACTAACATTGTCAGGCAGCAAACCCATTACGGCAGCCAATTCGCCATCGCCACAGTCATAATCAGAACCTGCAGCCGTAAAGCCCTTATATTTTACCTCGTCAATCATACTCTGTCTTAATTTCAATTACAGTTGCGAAGATAGCACTAAACACACCCATTAGAATATTAAGTATTAATCCACAATATATATGTACACCATACAAAATGTTTTCTCTATAGAAAGAAGTCCCCACAGTGGAGATTGGAGAGACAAGACAACGTAGGCAAAAAGGGGAGCGAGAAATTAAGCTCCCTTTTTTCTATTAAAATCTATAGTAGAAAAACATATTCCCTATTTGTCGCACTTGCGTATAATTAACTGTTATACAACGCATTATGAGATAATAAATTTATTTTTTAAAACAACTTCCATATTTGTCGCATATCTTTGTAATTATCTGTTTATTAATATGTTACAAAGATATTAATTTGATTATAAAAAATGCTCCCTATTTGTCGCAGTTACTCGTCTTTTATAGTAAAACACCCTATTTTTTAAAAGTCTAATTTAACATTTAGTTTTGGCGCATTTTAAAACATATTCCCTATTTGTCGCTATTATATATAACAAGTTGATTATTAGTATATTATAAGTATTTAATTTAAAAACGCAAAATATATTCCCTATTTGTCGCAGTACCGTATAATTTTCTATACAACAGATAGTTATAAATGTATCAATATTTTGAGTTTTAAATGTTCCTTATTTGTCGCAATTTGCATTTTCAGTCTTTTTGTTTTAACAATTAATCTTTAAAGTCTTTATTTTTGTTTAATTCTATTTATTTTTCTTAACCCTCGCGCGCACGTGCGGTTAGGATAAAGCTATATATATAATATATTATATAAAAAGAAAAGAAAAAGAAAAGAAAAATATTATTATAATACGCACGAGAAAAAATTTTTCGTTTTTTCTATTTTTACATTCTTTCACAATTAAAAGAAAGAAAAACAAAGAAAAGAAAGAAACATTTCTTATGGTTGTTGTTTTAATTTTTCTTGCATCATTTCAAAATCTTTTCTTATGTCTGTGGCGAGAACTTTTGCGTACGTGCTTTCGGTTATTTTGATGGACGAGTGTCCGAGCATCTTTGAGATATGCTCCATCTTCACACCAAGCGATAAAGCCATAACAGCGTAAGTATGCCTCGCCCAGTGTGTGGAAATGGGTTTGTCTATCTTTGCATACGATGCAACGACTTTCAAATACTGATTGTACTTTCCGTTGCTTATGATAGGTAGTTTGTAGTTGTATTTCTTTAAAACCTGCATTGCCTTGTCGAGTATCATCACGAAATAATCCTCGTTTGTCTTTTGCCTTGTATCTCTGATAACATAGCAGCTTCCCTGTTTCTCCGTTTTCGAGAAGTCGAATTTCGCTAAGTCCCCGTATGAAAGACCTGTGTAACTCTGGAATATGAACAAGTCCCTGACACGCTCCACGGCTTTATCTATAATCGTACAGCTTTCTATCCGTTTCAGTTCGTCCATTGTCAGGTACTTTATGCCCTTAGACTTTCCACGCTCAATTTTTAGTTTGCTATATGGGTTGGCTGTTAAGTAATCGAACCTTATAGCCTCGTTGATGTATGCTTTCAGTCGCTTGTGGTAACCGTAGATGGTTGTCTGCAGGTAGTCCTTACCGTGCAGCCAGTCATCAAATCTTGCGATATTGGCTGTTGTTATGTCGGAGAAGTGTTCTATGTATTTAAACTCTTCGAGTGCCGCCAATAGAGTTCTGTGTACCCTCTTTGTACTTTCCCTAATGTCGCCACGGTCAAGCAGTCGTTCTGCAATGAACTCTATAAACGTCAGGCTGCTATCATTGGAACTTGTGCGTTTCATAAAACTTGTAAGCTCATCGAACGAGAAAGGAACGTTGCGTTGTATTCCGTCCTTTATGAAGTCCTGTACCTGCTTCAGCTGTGCGTCTAAAGTGTCGTTGTATTCAAAAGTGTGTGGCGAATTGACAACCTTGTATCGTTCGTCCCATTGGTCAGCGTACACTTTTATTCCTGTCGAGAACCATTTGCGTTTCCTTTCGTGCATAACTTCCAGCTGTACCAATCCTTTTTTGTCTTTCGTTGCAACGTGTTTTCTATCAAACACAAGTCTAACCATAGCGTATTTCATATAATTATTTGTTTTTTGGTATCACAGATGGTATCGCATAGGGTACAAAACTATAACCGTTATTGTCCGTTAATGTCCGTTATATCCCACTTAGCGTTAATCCTAATTTTATTATAACTTTCTGACTATCAGTTGCAAACTCCTCATTATCAATAAAATAGGAGAGTTATTAACTCCCCTATTCTGTGATCCGCATGGGGCTCGAACCC